ATGCATAGTAACAAATACGATCCTTCAATGGAAAAATTAAAACCAGGTACTAAAGTTGGTGTGGTAGGTGAATCTCACGTATGGGATGGGCCTTTAGATCAATCTGGAAGACCTCATGGAGAGGGTTCTAGTTCTGGAATTACAGGTATGCAAATACTTAAAGCCCCAACGCGTTATGTAGCTGGACCTATTACTTCAAAAGCTAAAGTATACTTATAGTATGAGTTTACAGCTTATAAAACAAGTAATGAATCATCCGGCTAAAGCTAAGGCTAGTTGCTGGAAGGGATACAAAGCTGAGGGCAAGAAAAAATCACCTAGTGGTAAAAAAACTAAGGGTGGTAAAGTTAAAATGGTTAATAACTGTGTAAAAAAATAAAAATGTTTTCACAAGATAATAACCCATTTACTTCCCCTATATTAAAAGTTAGAAAAACAACTAAGGGCAAAGGAAGAAACTTTAGAACTACTAAAGAGGGTGCTGGTATGACTTCTAAGGGAGTTAAAAAATACAGAGCAGAAAATCCAGGAAGTAAATTAAAAACAGCGGTAACCGGTGACGTAAAACCGGGAAGTAAAGCTGCTAAAAGAAGAAAATCATTCTGCGCTAGATCCAAGGGTTGGACTGGTGAAAGAGGTAAAGCAGCTAGAAAACGCTGGAAATGTTAAAACAACAATAAAAAACAAAAATTATGGGTTACACAGGAAACAACCATCATGCTCAAAAGTATGATGCTACAAAAGCTTACGACAAAGACTTAACCGCTTCGGCTAGATTACATTACTTAGAAAACAGTGAGCACGATAAACACGCTGCTAGAATGTATGGAGATCCAGCAGCTAAAATGCATGGGTCAATGAAAGGTGATCAATCAGATCAACATGTAGATTATAAAAACTACAAGGGTACAGATAAGGGTTACCACGGTAGCACAGGTTCTTCACACGGTGATCAGTCAAATATTTTTCATGATTACGAAAAGCATCCATCTAAAATGTATGGAGATCCAGCAGCTAAAAACATTACTAAAGTATTAAGTGAAGGAGCTAAACATAACGCAGCACCTAAAATGTATGATGATGCTGCACCTAAATTCAACGATGGATTAAGAGCAGCCTCAGCAGATGGTAAATTGTCTGGTAAATTTAAACAAGCTGTTGATGCGGCTCCTAAAATGTCTGGAGACATGGGTCACAACGTTTTAGCTGAAGATATGACACCTGATTCACAATCAATAGTTGGTGGCGATAGGGGGTATGCAGGAGATGCATCTGGCGCTCCAGCTCGTATGATGGAAACTTTAGGTAAACCAGCTCTTATGATGAAAAAAGGTATTGCCTCAATGTGTGGCATGAAAAAATAAAACAGTAGAGGACTGTACAAAACTCAAAATAATAGTAAACCAAACCAGGCTTAATAGCCAAAAACAAAAACAAAATGTCAAAATTTTTAAAATTCAACATTGTTAACACAGGAGCCCTAGCAACTCAAGGAACTCAACTAGTCAATGTAGATCAAATTCAAAGCGTAGCGTATGCTGGCGCAACAGGAGTATTATCAATTGTGCTAAACGGCGCAGTGGGCGCAGATGTTGCGTCTTATTCAGGTAGAGTAATAAGCATTACCGTAACAACGACTAAAGATGGAACTGCTGGTATTCCAACAATCACAAATGGAGCCAAGTCACCGCAAAAAGCTGTATACGCAGCATTGACTGCTAATCCAGGAGGTGTACAATCAACTGTTCAACTAGGACTTGACGAAGCCGCGACTCCAGTTCAATTGTATTTCTCTGACTTTACAATCGCAACTGCAATAGTAGCATAATTATGAAATCACAAGGTTTAGGAGACGACATAGAGAAGTTTACTAAAGCTACTGGTATAAAAACAATAGTAGACACAGTTAGCAAGGGATTAAACGTCCCTTGCGGTTGTGTTGCTAAAAAAAAAGCATTAAATAAAATATTTCCTTACAAACAATAGTATATGGCATTTAAAATGAAAGGGGCACCATATTGTGAGTGTACATTAAATACTCCTATATTACATGTTGATATGGATGAAAATACACTAGGAATGGCCACAAACAAAGGCGGTATACTAGTTAATAAAGATATTAAAGACCCTAGTAAAATTCAAGACGTAGTAGATCACGAGATGGTTCATGTGAACCAAATAAAGCGTGGAGACTTAGATTATGATGATGATACAGTATTTTGGAAGGGCAAAGAATACCCAAGATCTTCAATGAAAGAAGGCGCTAAGAATTTACCTTGGGAAAAAGAAGCCTATAACGAAGCTAAAAACGCATAGATATGGCATTAAAAAAGAATTTTTTTAAAGGATTACAAGGTGGTGTTAATCATAGCCCACTTAGAATGCATGAAGGTAAACCTCATTATCAAGCAGTGACTCCCTCTAGAGCCAACTTAATAGCAGGTTTAGAGGTTGAAGAACCTAGAAAAATCTACCCACCTAGTTATTTAGACGCTAAAGGAGCTCCAGATTGGCTATATGAAGACGTAGGCAAAACATTAACAGAGCAAGGTATACCATTTGGTACGCTAGGTCAGAATCCAGAATCAAATTGGAGAAGTGGAGGAGGTCTTACCTACACACCATTAGTTGATGATCAAGAAATTAATAGAGAAGATTATCCTGAAAGTAGAGAAAACACTTGGTCTGAACGATACTATAATACACCTGGGGCTGCAGAATTTATTCAGAAACAAGCCGTTGATGCTGAAGGCAATCCTGTTGATATAGAGGTAGTAAAAAAAATGATATCAAATCTAACCAATGTTCCATATAGGGTAGGAGAACCATCTAAAGGCGCTGTTGCTAACATAGACATGCATCGAAACCCTAGTACCGGTCGTGTAAATTATAAAGGTTATACCGTACAACCAGACGAACACATGAATGAGGTTTCTAAAGATCACGGTCTTCACGACCACGAAGATACACATTTTTCAAAAATAGATTTAGTACAAGGACGACCATTAAGAGGGGTTATTGGAAATGAACCAAGTACAACCGAAGAAGAGTCAATTAATACGTTTGGAGACGGTTGGTTGTCTTCAGATGAAAAAAAATACATGCAAAATGATCATGAAAGTTATGGTTTATTTAATGAACTTAGATCAAATATAAATCATAAATTTGGCAATGAATATACAGAAGAATCTTTACAAAAACTAATAAACGCAAATCCAAAACTAAAACAAGATAGATTTTTAAAAGCATATAAAAAAGAAGATGTAATAAAAGCATTAAACACTATAGGTGATGCTCCAAAGGCTGATGGTAAAATGAAATTTGACTTTATAAAAGGAAAAAACAATAACGAAAGATTAGCGTAAATAAATGTAAAACATGTAATTATATTAATATAACAATTAAATATATTTATATGAAATCAATATTTTTAGGATTAATAACATTAATAACATCTTGCTCTAATATTAATAGTTTTGACTATTCGATATACAACGGTGATTGGAAAAGTGATAACACTAATTTTTTAATGAATATAAAAAATAGTGAAAACGAAATGGAAGTATATAATTATTACTACTATCCTTTTGAAAGTTGTACTTTAAATTTAAATAAAAAACAAAAAAGATATGAAACTTTTTTAAGTTTTGAGAACGGTAGCTTTAATACCAATTTTAAAATTAAAGAATCTAATTATGATTCTAATATAAAGTATTCATTAATTGATTTAAATACAATAAAAGCAGATATAAAAGGAACTACAAATTTAATTATATATTATAAAAAAATAAATGAATTGAAATGAAAAAAATTTGGGAATGGTTAAGTGGTAACGTTATAAAAGACGTTGGTGACGTTATCGATAAACTAACAACTACAGAAGAAGAAAAACTTGAAATTAAAAAAGAAATTCAAGTTATAGTAGAAAAAGCAGCTGCATCAGCAGAGGACCAAATAACAAAACGTTGGGATTCAGATATGACGTCTGATTCGTGGCTTAGTAAAAACACGCGCCCTATGGCTCTTATATTCTTATCGTTTATGGCTATAGCCTTTATATGGGTTGATAGTCATCACGAAATATCTTTTACTGTAGAGCAAGAGTGGATAGAATTATTAAAACAATTATTAACAACTGTGTATGTAGCATATTTTGGCTCGCGTGGTTTTGAGAAATATAAATCAATAAGTAACAAATAAATAAAAAACAATGGGACAATTTCCAACAAATGATGGTATAGTAGGACAAGCTATGCCTTTAACAGCGGCTATGATAGCTAGTATAGATGTTAGACCGGCTTGGTTATTTCAAAACAGTGGAACACTAGGTACAAATTTAGATTCTTCAGTAATATACTGTGGGAATATGCCGGCAGACGCTTCTATTGTGGTTATATTGCCAGGCACTGTAGGACCAAGTGTTATAACCGGTTTTGTTTCACCTGGATATGCTGGGTCTGGCGGAACCAATTATGAAAACGGGCCTCGATTTAATATCGATACAAAAGGTGGAAGCGGTACTGGTTTAACTGTTAACTATACAGCCGTGGATGGAGCTATTGAAACAGTAGAAATTAGTGCTGCCTCTACCGACGCGGGTTACTTAAATGGAGATTTAATTGAAATAGATCCTCAAGGAGCCGATCCTGGCTTTGGTGCTACATTTAGAATAGTAGCAGAACCTGGATTACCAACAGCAGCTCAAGGTGTAAAGTTTGAGGGTTTGCAATCTGGATCAATACTACCAGTAAGTGTAGATTTTGTTACAGCAGTAGCTGGAACAGGTGTATCTGTGGCTGACTTTATAGTATGTAAATAGTCTAAAAACAAGTGAATATATAAATATAACAATTTAATCAAATCAAATCATGAGTAAAGTAAAAAAAACTATTACCAAAGAACAATTAGAAAAAATAACAAAACAACAAAGTAGATTAAGCGAATCGCTTAGAAGCATTGGTGTTTTAGAGGTTCAAAAAGATACTATTAAAAATATTGTAATAGAAGTTTCAAAAGAGATTGAAGAAACTAAGCAGGAATTAGAGAAAGAATATGGTGAAGTAAATATAGACTTGACGGATGGATCTTACACTGCTATTGAAAGTAAAAATGAAGAATAATATTAGAAAGATAAGTATTGGATCAGATTATAAAACTGATGCAATGCATTATTCGGTAGGTCAACAAGTTTATGGAGGTCATGAAATATCACATATACTTCTAGATGAGTCTGATAAATCTTATAATATATACATTAAAAAAAACAACGAGGTAATGCCATGGAAGAAGTTTAATTCTAACATGGCTATATCTGTTGAGTATGATTTAGAATATTGATGAGAAGCTTATATGATTTTATTGTTGAGCCAATAGGTGATAAATACAATAACAAGATTAAAGTTGAAGACAAAGATTTAGTTTTAAATAGTAAAATAGAAAGCTTTAAATTTGTAAATAGGCAAGCTATAGTTATAGCTAAACCTTTAGCTTTTGAAACAAATATAAATATTGGTGATACTATAGTTATACATCAAAATGTGTTTAGAACCTTTTATGATTCTAGAGGTAAGAAAAAGAAAAGTAGATCTTTTTTTAAAGAAAATCTTTACTTCTGCGCTTTAGATCAAATATATTTGTATAAGAATAAAGATGGTTGGAACTCTATTAATAATAGGTGTTTTATAAAACCTATAAAAAATACAAACAATCTAACCAACGATAAAGAGCAAAGTCTTATTGGTATATTAAAATACGGAAATAAGTCCTTAGATGCTCTTGAAATAACACCAGGAGACCTTGTTGGTTATACACCTGGCGGCGAATGGGAGTTCTTGATTGACAAAGAAAGAATTTATTGTATGAAATCTAATGATATTGTAATTAAGTATGAATATAAAGGAAACGAAAAAGAATATAATCCTAGCTGGGCACGTAGCAGTTGAAGAATTAATAAAGGTAGCTAGAGAAGCAATTGTTGATTCTGGAGAAGATATAACAGCCGACAGATTGAAAAATGCTGCAGCTACTAAAAAATTAGCAATATTTGATGCTTTTGAAATATTAAATAGAATACAAAGCGAAGAAGATTTATTAAACGAAAAACCTAAAGAAGTTAAGGAAGAAAAAACTTTTAAAGGCTTTGCTGAAGGTAGATCTAAATAATGTACGAGCAAACTTTATATAAAATAGTAAAAGACCACATTAAGCCTAAGGTTTTAAAAAGAAACAATAGGTACAAGAAATGGGAGTATGGATACAATGAAGAGCATGACGTTGTAGTTATAAGTAAAACAGGTGAAATAGGTGATGTTTATGAAATACAGAGCTTAAAAATAGCTTTACCTAAACAAACAGACGTTGTTGAGTTTGAAGAAAACAAATGGAGTCATACTACTTATCCTAAAGAATTAAAAAAAATAAAATCTGTATTTGATTGGGAAGAATATCCAGTTGAATTTAAAGAAAAATGGTATGACTACATTGATAAAGAATTTATTAGGCGTGAAGAAGGTTTTTGGTTTTATAACAAGAGTAATCCTACTTATATTACTGGTACTCATTACATGTACTTGCAGTGGTCCAAGATTGACGTTGGGCAGCCGGACTTTAGGGAATCAAATAGATTATTCTACATTTTCTGGGAAGCTTGCAAAGCCGACGTCAGGTCTTACGGTATGTGTTATCTTAAGAACCGTCGAAGCGGATTCTCGTTTATGTCCTCAGCTGAATCAGTTAACCTTGCAACAATATCAACGGATTCACGGTTTGGGATATTGTCCAAATCTG